GTTTGTAACCCATTTATGCTGTGTGACCTGTGGTTTAGGGGTTTACGCGAGGAATTGCGGTTCAATCTCCCCGCACCAATGAGTACGTTACAAAGGGTGGGTGTCTTGCGGCTTCCACGATGCGCCGTATAACCTTCTTCACACTGTACGGGTACCAAGGAACCTCTGCCACACCGAAGCACAGGAGCACGCATATCGCGGACAACGTGGCCCCGAGCATCTCGGCTCCCACGTACACGCCCAGGAACTCTCCCTTGCATCCTGCGCCCTCGTTGAAGACCGTCGGACTTGCCAACACGCGGGCAGGATTCATTGCACCACCGGTGAGCGGTCCTATGGCAAGGGCTGGTGCAAGGAGAGCCAGTCCGATCATGATAGGACCGATGGTACCGTACCCGTGCTTGTTTTGAGTGTACCACACGACCGCGAAGACGCACAGTGTGAACACGAACGTTCCGAGCCCTTCGATAGCCAGCACGCGCCTGTCTGTGATCCCTTCGCTTGGCGAGAAGCATCCTAAGCCAGGTCCCCCCACGCTGACGCCCGGGATCATGAGCGAGAGGTACATTGCGCCTAAGACGCATCCAACGTACTGCGATACAGCGTAGAGGACTGCCTCGTGCGGGTGCGTGTACCCCATCAACGTGAAAACCCATGTGACACAAGGATTCAGGTGCGCCCCGGAGATGCGGGCGGTCGCTAGAACCATGATGGACAACGTGGCTGCGTTGCACCATGGTGTAGGGGATAACGACCCCAATATGTGGAAGAAGAAGCATGCCACGACTTCGGCTGCACAACGATTGGATAGCGATAACACTGTCGGCGCGGATTTATTTTGTTGTTCTTGCTCATTCTCGTCATCATGGTGTGGCGGCCCCTCGTCATGTTTGGATACAACCACACTGATTAGGGGAATATTATGAGGAGGACGAGGCGAATGTATGTCGCTACCTAATCCTCTTCGATCCTGATTTAGATTCGATGTACTCATGATGGCAAAATGTTGAATACAGTACATTCAAATGAACACTAAAATGAAACTGTGAAAATAAACTCAAATGAGAGTGCCGCTGTTCAAGACCTGACTCTAATGCGGGCTTTTGTGACGAGGTTGGTGATGTCGTCCTGTAGCGTTGTATTTAGCGCGAAACATCATGTTGTGGGTACTGGCTGTGGCGGGATTGTTTTTTTGATCCATGTGGCGGTAATGTACGGTTGAAGTACATGGAGTTGCCGAATTTGGGAGGACCCTCCATCATCTTCAGGTTGTACCGGGAGAACAGGTACCGACGTATTGAGAATGTAAAATCACGCATTATATGTCCCGCTGTCCCATGTAGGTTTCTTATTTTTGTCATACAAAACGACATTATTGTCAGTTTGCATCACGAGAATATATGGTGGGGTTCCCTTCCTCCATGTGGAAGACGACCATGTAGGTTTTCCGTTTCCATACAATACCAAATTTCCATCTGGTTGCATTAACAACTTGTAGGGTCCACTTCCTTTACCATATGTACCACTTGACCATTTGGGTACTCCATCACGATTGTACATGACCAAATTGCCATCGGATTGCATGCATAATCTTCCCTTGGTCGATTGCAAACATTTTCCTTGATGCAATGTACTATTGCCATCACTTGATAACCTATCGATTGCGCTCGCCTTCTGAGCATCTGCATTTGCACGCGCCTTCTGAGCATCTGCATTTTCACGCTCCCTCTGAGCATCTGCATTTTCACGCTCCCTCTGAGCATCTGCATTTTCACGCTCCCTCTGAGCATCTGCATTTGCCTGTGCTGCAAGAGACTGCGAATCTGCATTTGCACGCGACTGCGAAAGTGCCTTTGCTGCAAGCGCCATCGCCTCTGCATTTGATGCATTTGCACGCGACAGCGCCTCTGCATTTGCAAGCGACTGCGAATGTGCCTGTGACTGTGCCTGTGCCTGTGCTTTTGCCAATGCCTTTGCCTTCTCTTTAGTCTCTGACAAGTCATTCTTTAGTTGAGCAATGGATCCTTCATTCATCGCGGACAAGGTTTGTTGTGTCTGAACAAGGGAGTTCGTAGCTGACAATTCCTGCTGTAGGTTAGCGATGGTTATTCTATTCTCTGCGGACACCTTCTTTTGTGTCTGAGCAATAGAGGTCGTCGCGGTTAAGTCATGTTGTAGTTGTGAGATTGATCCCTTCGCGGCCTTGAAAGTGTTGATGTCGCCCTTGGTAATGCATGCCCCTTCTACGCAGACCTTGGCATTGCCACCCTGTACATTCAATTTTCCAGAGGCGGTGATGTCATTAGTGTACGTGGGCCCGTTGAGGTACGTAGCCCCTCCAGACCACAATCGCCCGGCAGCCAGACCCCCGTAGTACCCAGTCCCATCTTTATTGAATAGTCGCAACCAGTCGTCGTTCCCATGCTTGTCACCCACACCACTTAAACTCCACTTATTTCCAATCTTGATACGATTTACATTGGTTACGTCTGCCGTCATACCACCCTTGTGCCATGCATTGCCATCCGCAGTGAACTTGTGAGCGACGGCACCTTCTCCTCCACATTTCCCGGTTCCGCACGAGTCGCCCCAAATCTCAAAGACCTCATCCGAGTTGTCGTTAATCGTTAGGCGCAGAGAACTCTTATCGACGCCGTGGACTACTTTACGCAGGGTGTAATTATCCGTATTATTAGTCTTAGGCGTCTGGAAAAAAATCTTCCCTTTTACAGAGATATTTGGTACAACCTTGTTATAAGCAATGTTTTCCAACCCGTAAATGCCGTTGTCTACGACGTTGTAGGATTTCACGTACCTTTTTCTATTGATTGCTTTGAATGGTTTGTCAGAATGGTTGGAATGGTTGGAATGGTTGGAATGGTTGGAATGGTTGGAATGATTGGAATGGTTGGAATGGTTGGAATGCTTTGAATGGTTTGTCGGAATGGTTGGTCGGCATGGTTGGTTTGAATGGTTGTTTGTGAGACCCTCCCTTATCGGGGGATTCATGGATATACCGACGATTACGGAAAGCAAAATAATTGCGAAGAATTTGTACACTAAAAGATCATCGGCCATGTTTACTGATAATAATTACAGGTACATTTTTATGTATTTATACCAAGAATTTAAACCATTGTGCTCACTCCATCCAATCATTTTACTTGATCAGGAATTTCTCGAGTCGCTCTAGGTCCCGTATGTACATGTCCTTCTCATCCGTGACGCGCACCGCCTCCAACTCGGTGCGCCTCGCGTCACGTTCGCGCTCCAGCGCATCCTTACGCTTCCGAGTCAGGCACGATACTGGCATCGACAGCAGGTACCTGAACGACCCTTTCACACACTCCAGTCCGTGCCTCTCGAGTGCGTGTACACGCTTCCTCTCTTTAGCATCTGGTGATACAGTTCCTTGTTGCATTGACGACGAGTCAAGACCTGATGAGTCATCGTCATCGTCATCGTCATCTTCCACCTCGTCATCATTGTCGTCATCGACCACCTCCTTGAACACGTCCAGTTCGCCTGTGACCACTAGCTCCACGAAGCGCACCTTCTGCTCCAACACGCGCAGGGTCTCCGCCAGCTCGCGCTCAAGCCATGCCTTGCGCTGCACGTAGACCTTCATACGCTGCTCGAGGAACTCGTCTAGGATCTCCTCTGGACTGGAGTACTTGCGGATGCGGCCGCTGGCATCGAAGAGGTGCATGTTGGTCATGCACAGAGGTTTGGAGACGTACATCTTGAGCTCTATCTCCAGACGCGTGAGACCATTCACGGTGTCTCCGTATCCTATGTCGTCATCGTGTGCTTCGGATTCTTGAGTAGTATTCACCTGTAGCCAAGAGGATGCCGTGGCGGAGTTCGAGAACGTGATGGTGAAGCTTACATTGTCCTCCGTGCTCTCGTTCGAGAACCCTTTGACACCCTTGGCGTTATCCCCGACGAAGTTCTCGAGCGTCTCCTTGAAGTCGTCGATCCATACGCCTACCGGTAGCTCGGTGATGCGCGCCTTGGTCGCGCCTACCTTCACCACGCTGCCGGTTATGACCTCGCGGCCGTTCACGCGAATGCCCCCCACTTCGCCACGGAAGCCCTTGTACCATGGTTTCAGCTTCGTGATGCGTTCTGTTCCGCAGATGCGTTCCCGGATCGCGATCACGAGGTCTCTGGGATCGAAACATGGGATGTGTGTGCTGTAGCCGGTTCCGATGCCGTCGGCTCCATTAGCTAGCACAAGCGGTATGATCGGGGCGTAGAACCGGGGCTCCACGCTCGTCCCGTCGTCCGTGAGGTACTCTAGGACGCGGTCGTCCTCCCTGGGGAAGAGGGCGCGCGTCACGGGCTCTAGACACGTGTGGATGTATCGAGGTGAAGCGTGGTCCGACCCCCCTCCGAGGCGGCTCCCGAACTGTCCGATGGGCTGCAGAAGGTTCAGGTTGTTGCCGGCACCCACGAAGTTTTGGGCCATGGCTATGATGGTGCCCTGCATGGACGCCTCGCCATGGTGGAAGAGGGAGTGCTCCGAAACGTAAGCCGCGAGCTGAGCGACTCGCGCTTCCGGGAAGTTGTCGTTCGAGGGACCGCATCGCTTGAAGCAGCCGAAGAGAGCTTTGCGCTGGGACACCTTAAGACCGTCCACAACGGATGGTACAGACCTGAGGACGTCGTAATTCGAAAAGTGTTTCAGATCCTTGTCGATGAAGTCTCCGTAGCACACCCTCATCTGCTGCGATGCTTGGTAGTCCAGCGTGTCGTTGGTGTCGTATGATTGTAGCCACGCCTTCCGATCGTTCGCGCGACGCTTGTCAAACGATCTGGATAGTGCGTCGGGACACGTTCTCTCGTCTGCGATGTGGTAGGTTACAGTACGCAGTTCTCGGAAATACTCTCTCGCCTCCTCTGATGTCGATGTCCCCAGCCCCTTGTAGTACTTTGCAGTCCACGACTTTCTGGAGGAGTCGGACTTCTTCTCTTCTTGCCATCGCTCAAAGTCCGAGATATTGTAAAAGCTTACGACATTTTGCTTCTGCTTACTAGAATGTTGCTTGACCTTCACGATTGGTGTGAGCATGGATGTCATGAAACCATCTATTGCGAGGAGCGATGGCCAGAGCTGGTGGAAGAGGTTGAAGACGAGCCCTTTGATGTGCGAGCCGTCGACATCCTGATCGGTCATGACCATGATGCGTCCGTATCTTAGATCCTTGACCGAGTCGTACACGCGTCCGCTTTGGAGACCCATGATCTTCTTGATGTTGCTGATCTCCTCGTTGGCGGATATTCTCTCTGAGGGAGCGTCGCACACGTTCATGACCTTTCCGCGTAGAGGGTAGACTCCATAGAGTTGTCTTCCTACGACGGCGAGGCCAGCGACTGCCATTGCCTTGGCGCTATCCCCCTCCGTGAGGATGAGCGTGCACTGCTCGCTCTTTGCCGTCCCCGCCCACTCGGCGTCGTCTAGCTTTTTGACCCCATAGACAACGCTTCGCTTCGCTCCGTCTGTCTTGCGGGTGTCGCGTTCTGTGGCCACGCCGCTTAGTGCGCTTACTCGATCCACGAATCCGTCTAGCTTGCAGAGGCGCCCGATGAAACGTTCGGAGATGCCTATGGATGATGATTTCTTGTTCGTCCCTCCGAAACGTGTCGCCGGTGTAGTGAGGAGTTCTTTGGCCTGCGAGTCGAACGTCGGGTTGGGGATGGTCGCCCTAACGAAGAGGAATAGGCTCTCTCTGACGAACTGCGGTTTGACGACCGACTGTTTGAGCGAGCGTCCGATCTTGGTGCTAGTGTTGCTGACGTACTCAACAACGCGTTTGCATATGTTTTGTAGTATGTATTCTACGTGCTTGCCTCCGCGTACGGTGTTCAGTCCGTTAACGAACGAGACTTGTTGGAACCCGGTGTCCGATAGCTTCGCCCCCACCTCCCATTCGAGTCCCTCGAACATCTTCAGGTTTTCGAAGACGAGTTCGGATTCCGTGTTACCGTGTATGTTGGCGTACTGCTCGAACGACCGGATGGGCAAGATATGGTCGTTAAATGTGACGGTCACGCGAGTGGGCGTGAGCGCTGCAATGTCGTACGCGCGCCTCTCCATGACCTTGAGGATATCCTCAGGAAGAGACTGAAGCCCTCCGAAGCGTTTGTAGTCGGGGAGGAAGCGCACGCTGACGAATTGCTTGGGATTCCTCGTCCTGGCTGGCACTGCGGAGATTGTGGGTGGCAGCGTGCGCGACATGTTCTCCTCGAACCGCTGGGTGTACTTGAGGCGGCGTGTGGCGTCTAGCGTCTCTACTTCGAACCATTCCGAGAAGATGTTGCAAGCCTTGGCTCCGATGCCATTCTGTCCGCCAATGGTCCTCTCCATGTCATCGTCGTAGTTGGCTGACGTGAGCATGTGTCCGAATATAAGTTCTGGGGTGTAGCACTCGTGTTCCGGGTGCATCTCCACAGGCAGCCCTACTCCATCGTTACGCACTCCGATGACGCCCGTGCCGCGGTCGACGCTAATATCGATGCGGCGGACTGCATCGTTCTCTTGCACCTGATCAAGTGCGTTCACGAGTATCTCGTCGAAGATTTTGAACAATGCCGGTATGTGCACAGTCGAGTCGTGCGCCATCTCAATGCGCACATTAGCAGCATCTGCGGTGACGGAAGCCTTGGTTCTTGTTGATACCGCTTTCGACGAGTCGCTGATGGTGCTTGACGCATCATCATCTTCGTCTTCCTTGTTTTCATCAACGCATGTTGGTGTCGTCGTCTTGATCGTGGTGTGAACGACGATGCGCTGTTTTGCGTCGGTCGTTTGCTCCACAGAGCCTACGTACATACCGGGGCGCAGGAGCACATGGTCGCGTTGCGAAAGCTTTCGGTATGTCGGGGGTTGGTGCAACATTTACTGGAAACGGTTCATACATTGAACTTCATACATTGCACATGTTTACACCAATAATTCACGGTTTACAATGTTTATCACCAAGAATTCACGGTTTACAATGCAATGTTCATCACCAGAGCCTGCATGATTACGTTTGAATTGCATGAGGATGTCATGGGTTGCTTTTGATGCCTGATAATGAAGCCACCAAAGAGGGCTAGGCTCGCGTAGCTTGCATCATTCGCGGGCCTGGTATGAGAGTTGCGCTGGTGCAGGTCAAGCAGGTGTACAACCAAAGCCGGCTGCTTTTCATGACAACGCCCGGTGCAGCAGCTTGACCTGCAACTGTATGTCACTCTACAACAACATGCTCCCTCTCAAACTCCAATTCTTGTGCTTCATCAAGCTGCTCCTTCGTTACTTTAAATGTTTCTGCTGATGGCTGATGTGCTCCTGGGTTCTCAGAATTGACACAGGACCACAACTGTTTTGGTGGTTGAATTGCGTACCATCCACCTTTGGGGTAGACTGTTATAATGCCTTGAGCTTCCGCAGTCACATGCATGATTTCAGTGAAACCAGGGGCACCAACAACACCAAATATCTCCGTACGCCCAGAATAGGTAGCCCATGCGGCGCACAACTGTCGTTGCTGAGTTGTTACCTTGCCAACTGGCAGACTGCCTGTTGCACAGAGATCAATGAACTCCGCAGTCCGTTTCATGCGGGCTTGCATGCCAGCGATGTGGCTGTTCTCCACGCTGCTCTTCGCTTCAATCAGGTAAAGATGGTTTTTTTGCTCTGCATACAATACACCATCCCACTCCACACCATTTGGAAAGACATCTGGCACATGCTCAATTTTTTGATGGGACCGTGGCAGCTCAGAAACATCATCGTGCCCTGCGTGCAAGTGCATCTTCATTAGGCTGGTTACCAGTATCTCATATGAATCGTTCTGCTTCAGATGGTAGTTGCTGAGCAGTGACCCCCAGGCGCATTGACTGGCAGCTGTCCTTGGTGATTGTGAGTTCATGCAGCAAAATCTTTTGCTGCTTGGTTACACTCAGACCGGCCAATAATGTTATAGTATATTGAATCAATTTCAATTCTCTATGTACAACTTAGACAGACGGTCGATTGTTGTGCACAACTGAGTGTAAATTATTCATGAGGACTGAGTGTAAGGATGGCTTTGATTACCTCTTCCCATGCAAGTTGTTTCGCGCACAATGATAATGTCTTAGTTGGTTCCAGATCTTTAATGTTTTCAGCAGAATACGAAAGTCTTGCGATCGTATCAACGATTTCTTGTTCTGTTCCAGTCTTGATTTGATTCTTTTTTTCGAACTCCTCAAAACACCTTTGTGCACGGCCCTTCATAAAGTTATCATGGGGTGGGGAGTGCTTGTTGTATATTTCTCTAAGTGGCGTCGTTCGATCTAGCAAGCACGCGATACGGTCCATTTTGTGATTGTGTTCTTGGTATACTACGGGGTCTTTAAGACAACAACAACATGGGACGATAACATTTAACCATGGATTAGTAATTGTCCAAGACCGTTGTTTACTTGGAGGTGCACCATCAGACATCCTCCTCTCCTCCAAAGATGTTGCTGCCGCCGAACTCGCGTGACAGGTGATGTACACACCGTTCAAAATTATTCAAGTTGGGTTTCCGCACACTGCATGAGAGGAAGATGACGTCGTCGTCCTCGTCCAACACGTGACTGACGCATATTGTACCAAGCATGCGTGTGTGTGGCATGTCATCGAATTCGGTTCGCGATATATGCTCAAGTATTGGTGTTCTTGATGTGTCGGGATCTTTGGCGGTGGCCAGGAGGATACCCCTCTTTTTAATGAAGAGGGTCTTGTTCCTGTTGTTGACATAAGCGACATTTTGATGCATCTCCCCTGCATCCAGCAATGACGCGACGTGTTCCGCGATACGCACTTCTTCTTCTTTGAATGCGACTACGAACCGCGTGTCTCTGTGCGTTGCTGAGAATAGACGACGTTGACGAGGATGCAACGAAGATTGATAATTATTCGTTGTTTTACGACAAGTACATGGGCTGAGCCCAATTACAACGTACCTCTTGCTCATTTTTGTACCATTGTATCCTGTTGTACAATTGGTCATTACAGTTGTTCTCAAATAAAGTGGGACACCCCTTATAATCATCCAGACCTCAGAAAAAAATTGAAACCGATTGAGTTCCCTGTACTCACAACGAATCTTCATTCATTCAGATCTCACAATGTCCTCACAGATTACCACCGAAACTCGCTGCCACGGCTCGATCGTCTGCGGTAGGTGCCACAACACCGTATTAAGCTGCAACCCCACCACGATAGTGTCGGGGAACAGTTGCTTTAACGCGTGCAATGTGCACTACGCGGTCGTCGAGGAAGTTGCCACGCGATGCGCCGGTGGACTAAACTCGCCGTGCACCAACCACAGCAAGAGCTCCTCCCCTACGACGAAGATCTTACCACTTGATAAGTGCCACATATACGCGTGCGACGATCACCACAACCAGGTTTTCACAAACATGATCGGCGAGAACGTGGACTACATCATCCACAACGTTCGCTTGACGGTACCCCACGTCGAGAACGACATGGACATGCTCGTCGACGAGATCAACACGCTTAAGCTTGCGTTTCAACACCAGATCCTCACCCAATACGCCGAACTGAAGAATGTCAAGGCAGAGCACAACGCCCTGCTAAAGGAGCACCAATTCCTGCTGAAGAATGTCATGCATCAAAGGATCCCCGACGCTTCCCACGAGAAGCTAAGGATCCCCGACGAGAAGAGCGCCGACCCAGGACTGTTAAAGAGTCTCGAGAAGCGCTTACTCATCGCCGATGCAACCGCAATCTACAAGTAGATTATGGCATGAATTATTGCTACCGTCATTTTTTTTGAATCTGCTGTGTTCGCCAGCGTAATATTTAGTTTATTTGATAACAAGCTTTATTTGAGAACAACTGAATCTGCTGTGTTCGCCAGCGTAAAATCCTGCTTCGTCGATACAAACAATGTTACAACCGGTCAATAATGTCGTTTTTTCACAGGAACGCCCATTCTATTTGAAAATTATTTTACACGATGCGAACATGGTCCCAGTGGGGAACTGTGGGAAACCGTATAAAAAACAGTAGTTCATTTTATTGATCCTCACACTTGTCAATGAAAAATAAGAAAAATAAGTCCTCTTCATCCTCTCCTGCATCTTCTTCTTCTTCCCCGTTCGTATTGCGGAAATGGACATCCGTTTCGTCGTCTACACCGGTTAGTATCGGGCTGCCTCCAGGCTTTGATTGCCATAGGCTTTCCGTTCGCGCTCTGCGTGGCGCACTCGTCCGGTCAGGACATGCCCGCACGAATGAGGGCGTATGTTTCTGGGTTTCTTATTCGCCTAACGAAGAAGTTTCTAGCACTACTAGCACCGTACTCGGAGGAGGGGACGCTACACTTCGAGCGTACCTGGACAATCCATATCTTGACCACGTGGTCTCGCACATCATGGCCAACGTTCGCGCGAACTCGGACCCTCGCTTTGGAGATGTCTTAAATGGCCGCGTTTCGCGAGAGCGCGTATACAAAATGTTGTTGGCTATGCATGAGCAGCCCTTGTCCGATAAGGCGCTCCGCGCATTGGACGTTGTTGTTGGGCCCAACGACAAGAATGCGATAGTGGTTTCGGACCATGTGTCTCTTCAGCATTTCACTTCTGCCGCTATGCGTTTCTTCGCATCCGAAGGGTCGGTTGCTTACCGGCGAATGGGAGTGCGCTACGTCCAGCAGACAACCTCTTCAGATGTTCTCCTAAACGCTTGGAGCGTGAACCCATTTGAACCGCAATTACCTCTTGTGGAGAGGGGGGATGAGGACCCGGACGCATGGTCCTCCTCCTCTTCGCGATTGAATGTAGCTGAGTCGCCCTTCGAGTTCGAGACAATCGGTGACTTGCTTACATGGGGCATCGATAAATCCTCGAGACTCATGGTTGTGAACTTCGCCACAATAGAGGACGTGCTGGGCAAGAGCAAGCACAAGTCGTCGCCATCTAGAGGGTTTGTTCTCAAATACTTTCCATTAACACCATCTCGTGTTGGTACTACTAGTAGTACTAATACTAGTAGTAGTAGTAGTGTCGGACCTGGTGTCATCATCGCCCCCAACCCTTCCAATCCACTTGTTGAGGTAGTATCCATCGAAGTCAGGAGCGTCGTTGCGGTTGCTCGAGCATCGCCTTCTTTCTACCGAATGCTTCCTTCGATCCGAGGTCTCTTCTCTGACACGATACCTGCCATATTTGGTCGGTTAATGAGTGGAAGTGGTGATCTCAAAGATTTGCATGCTGTGCAGTTGATGAATGGGGTACTTGACAATCTGGGCCGGTCAGTTTCATTGAAGGTGCGTCGTTCTACTGTTTATGAGGACCCTGCCATGTTTCGCCAGGTTTTTCGTTGGCTGCGCCGCCCTCCCTCATCGGACTGCCGCATGCGCGCATTCGTGTCACTGGATAGCGTTGGTGGGGGAGTGGCGATCGTTAGCTTTGACGACGACCTTTCCGTCAATGTATCATTCCAGCGAATCCCGGATGCTTCGAGAATTCCGGATGCGGTCCGGTTAGTGAACATGGTGTGCATCGGGGAAGCGAACGACGCCCTCGATCGCATTGATTGCCCAGTGCGTATTCGCCCACTCGTTTCCGTTGGTGATTCTAGTCTTGAGTGGGATGCACGTGACTCTCGGTACGTTATTTCGGTCGAGGACCGACGTGGAGAACACGGGAAGTTGGTGAAAGACCTTCGTGAAGACATCTTGAACTTTGACGCAATCACTCCTCCTTCAAAATCCCAATTTCTCTCTTACCGTGGAGTTTCCGGGTACACGGACCCCAGAAACCTCTTTAAAGCAGTTGCAAACATGCGTCAGCTTTCTAAGACGGATGCTGTTAGACTCATTCGATCCCGTTTCGATCACTTGACACAGGACCAATGCGAGGAGGCGATCGATGCTGATCGTAGTAGTAGTGATGCATTGAGTGTCGTTAGTGCCTTGACCCTGGAGCCGATGCTCCAAGTTCAGTCTCGTGGCGCCTTCTCGTACTCTATCACGCTTGAGAACGCGCGACCGCATGTAATGATGCGGATCGCCGGTATCATTGGAAGGGTGCGTAGTATTTCAGAACTATCGGCATCTATGTTACAAGTAGGTGGTGGTGGCGAGTTATTGAATGCCTCAAATAATGACTTCTTGAATTCGGAGGCAGATATGCTGTTTGGCGCCCTCTCGCAAGAAGATTCTCCAGAAAAGAATTTGCATACCGGAAGTTCTCGTAGCGGAAGATCTAATTACGTTACCAAAAACGGTGATAGTAGTGTTCCTCGGAGTTTTTTGTTGGAGAGTCTGTATCGCGCTGACCCCAATCTATTTTCCGGCACAACGTACTCGAAGATGTGTCCTCATGTGGACAAACGTCAACCTGTTGTGGTGACGCGCGAGGAGTTTGACGTCCTACCATCAAACTCATACGGCGACCGTGCGATTGCTTATGGAAGCTCTAAGGAGACATCTGAGCGTAACATTTACATTTGCCCTACTGTGTGGTGTCCGATGAGTCGCGTGAGCATGACACGTGATCAACTTGTCAGCGCAGGGGGTCGGTGTCCTGGTGGACCTGCAGAGGAACCTATCTTGTACGACAGCAAATACTTCAGGAAGTCAAAAAACAAGAATCATCGGCACGTCGGGTTTCTGGATCCATCCAAACATCCTTCGGGGTTGTGTCTACCGTGCTGCTTCAACAAACCTGGGAAACGCGTCGACCAGTGCGAAGCCAAGGACGCAGGAGGAGGTTCTGGTAAAACAAGTAGCAACAATATTACTGGTAGCACCAACCGTAAGACTAAAAATAGGACTGACGAAAAACATGTTTCAGTATCGTCTCCTAGTAGTAGAAATATTACATCATTTTCTCGGTATGTCATGCATAGTGGTGTCGTTCCTCTTCCTGTCAAGGGGCGTCTAGGTGCCTTGCATTCGGTCCTTGTTTCTTCACAAGACGACGAGGACCACACTTCTATAATTGTTCGTGTTGGATCTTCTGGTACCCCTCTAGATACGAGTCTTCTTAGAGCTTTGGCTGATGTGTATACTTCAGGCGACGTGCGGGTATTTCTCCTTTCTGTGCACGATGTGTTGGTTAAATCTCCCGGGATCTTCGTTGCCATGGGGGATGGTTATGTGTGCTCGCGGTTCATGCGTGGAGGAGACGCGCGTGATACTCTGTCATCCCCCTCTATATTCGAAGCTTTCCTTGTGCATATGCGATCCGGGTCGTACGCGACCATATTCGGATTGGACAGTATTCTCCTTCCTTTGTTGGGGAAGGTATCTCGTCCGCAGCTCCTTAAGGAGTACGACTCAGAGGCTGTGGACGCAACTTGGGCCGCCTTAATACGTGAGCTCTGCATTTTCGGAGCGTTCTCACGTTTCCTTGTCGCGTTGGAGGAGGACAACAACCTCGCACTCTCTCGCCCCGATGTCGATGCGATCGCCGATTTGATGGGCACCATAACGGGGCGGTTGACGGTCACCTTATCCGTAGGAGGATCTTGTGTATCTCGTCGTAGTAATAATTCAACAAGCAACGCAGAAACTCGAATCCACTTGCCTTCTCTGCACACTCTCGAACGTGCGAGCTCGTTTTGCATTCTACTTGAACAATTTGTGGGCGGACGTTCAGTTGTGGAACGTTTGGGTATTCGGGGGGAGCAGCGTGCTTCACTTGAGCATTTCATTCCTCTTGATGATAATTCTAATGTACCCCCCCCGCTTATTGTGACCGCGGTTCGACAATCTCTTGCTAAGTTGCAGAAAGGCGTACATCCTCCTGTTAAAAACAGTCATGTGAAGAGTAGTCCCCTTCGTATCCATTTGATTGCAGAGGTCTTTTTAGGTAATGGGAACAACGGCTTTCGAGTTAAGATGTTGTCTCCGAAATCTTCGATGATACCTTTTTTACTTAATTCGAAGTCTGTGAGCGTCGGTGGTTTGTTCGTTTACGTTGACGAATTCCAACATCACGTTGACGACAGAGTTTTCATGTCCCCATGGGAGCGCGATTTGCGTTCCCGCGACATGGTGCGAGATGTGTTGCGGCGTGACGTTTCTATGGCCATACGCTCAGATTTGCAGTTATTGTTTCATTTGTCATCCATTCGATCGACTGCTTCGCGTCCGCGTGAGAACGTTCCTATTGCGCGAAAAGACGTGGTTGCGATGATTTACGGAATCATTAGAACTCCGAAACGTAACGTTCGTGATGATGACGTGTATTGGCTGGCAGACATTCTTCTTTTTTCTGATGAGCCCCTAACGATTCGTCGTGGCACGGCGTCGTTTCATGTGATTGATGGTGGTGATGACAATAAAAATATTATGTTTTTCAAGGACGTCAGAGAATTCGATAGAGTCACATACAATGGGCGTTCCTGCATTCCGGCCGATTTTTAATGGTTGCGAAACATGGTCTGGAGCGGATTTGTGCTGATATCTTAAGCTAGCGAGTCGTCCGGATGCTCTAAATTCTGAGTAAAAATTTCAAAAAATCCGCCGGGAGGAATGAACGCCCATTAATTGTGCATAAAAAAAACTTGTTGTAAAGGAGTAACGTTTGTACACATATACACTGATGCAACACCATCGTGTTTCAGGAGATAAAGATACGGATGAGACAAAGATCTCGACACGTGAACTGTACAACAACGTAAACAGTGAGTGTGAAGGAGATGCCGAAGGAGAAGATTCTGAGGGCGAAGGAGATGCCGAAGGAGAAGATTCAGGGGCCGAAGGAGAAGATTCTGAGGCCGAAGGAGATGCCGAAGGAGAAGATTCTGAGGGCGAAGGAGATCCCGAAGGAGAAGATTCAGGTGCCGAAGGAGATGCCGAAGGCAATTTAGATACCAAAGGAGATGCTGATGCGTCTTCTTCTCAAGTATCTGCGGGTCCCTATTTGTTAGATGATTTCAAGTCCGATGTATGTACATGGATTGAGCTTGATGATAGCATAAAGACCTTGCAGCATGCGATTCGGGACCGTAGACTGGAGAAGCAGAAATTGACCCAGCGTATTATTGGCTTCATGGATCACCACGACATAGAGGACCTGAACACAAAGAGTGGTCGCATTCGTTACAAAACGAAATACGTGCGTCCTCAAGTGTCTAAGACGAATATCAGGGACCGCATTTCCTCATTTTTTCCGAATGACGCTCAATTTGCAGACGATATTGTAACTGCTATATACTCTTCTAGAGAGGTTACCGAACGACAGAGCTTGCGGCGTTTGAAGTGATCTCAAATACTCGATTGAAGACTAAAATCGAGAAACCGCTTTCGGGAGTAATTGGGCGTTCCTGCATCACGGCGGATTTTTACTGTTTGCGGAACATGGAGCGGAATTGGGATTTCTCGGTGTTGATATCCCAGGATAGCAAGTCGTTCCGGAGACTCTAAATTCTGAGTATAAATTTCAAAAACATCTCCGGGAAATCTGGTTCCGTCAAATATAATTCATTTTTTCATTCAACAATAGTCGTGTATTCGTACAATAGTCTCCTTTTACATATTGGGTGTTTTGGGTCTGAATTGACATGTTTCCAAGTCTTTTGTATAGATCGCGCGGCTGTATGTCTTCTTATTATTTTGTAAATGTCAGTGTCAGAAAGCAACATGTTTTTGTTGGCGCTTAATTGCCGCCAGTTCCATGGTTTGTCTTTGTTGGTTTGTACAATATCCCATGTTACGCTTTCGTGTCTGCTCAATATACTCCAGTTCCATGGTTTGTCAGGGTCTGCTTGCACAATATCCCACGTGATTTCCACGTTATCACTTAAACTCCGCATGCACAACATTTCGTCATCTGTATCGTATTCTGTGTTATTTAAGTGCTTCTTTAAGAAATACCAATCCCATGTTTTTTCTGGGTATGCATTCACAATGTCCCAAGTAATGTTTGGGTTTGCACTGATATACTTCCAATCCCATGGTTTTTCTGGGTTATCTTGTATAATGTCTATAGTTATGTTTGGGTTCATACATAATTCATTCCATTTCCATGGTTTGTATGGGTACGTTTGTATAATATCCCATGTAATTCTTTCATTACAGCTCAAGTTACTCCAATCCCATTTATGTTCGGCATATTTGACCCGTTTCAATACCAAGTCATGTATATTTACTGCAATAGCCGACTTCATAACAAAGTAATGTTATAATGAAAAAATCGACTTATACTGTTCCGTCGAGTGTATAATTCACATTACGTGTACCAAAAATATTTGAGACCCAATGTAAGTAACTCACAACCTATGAGTCGTTGTCATCCTTCGC